AAACAGTCTATCACCGTTATTGCCTTGCGTACCAGTACCATAAGTATAAGCTAATTCACCTAGTTTTAGCGTTGATGGAGCGGAAGTATTTGCACTTCTTTTTATCTGAATTATTGTTGACATTTATAGCTCCTAAAAATTGCCTCCGTTAAACACCAATGTTCCTGTTGTGGTATCTAACTCGTTTTTTGTTACAAATTTATCCGAGGAAGCTTCATATTGTAATAATGCCCCGTCACTTAGGCTGCTTGAATCAACATCTGTTAAACTTCGTAATCTGTTTACATTTGTCACAGACACATTTGTGCTTGGTACCTGTACAGATACTTGTTGTGGTCCTGATGAAGTGGAAGAGTTAATATTTGCTCTAACTCCGCCAGTTTGATTAATTCTAGCTTTAACCATTAGTTCCTCTCTCTTTTGTAATATTTATAATGAAAAGTATCTATGGAAAAAACTAATTTATACTTTAGGATTGACAGTAATTACACCTTCAATAACTCTAGTAACGGTACTTGATGAGGTTTGTGTAATATAGACATCATAAACATACCTTGATGGTGCGTCTAAAGTTGCTGTCTGTGTATCTGTTAATGTTAATTCTATAACACCTGTAGTAGCATCGCTGGCTACTGAAGCAGTTATATCAACATATGAAGAAGCACCATAACTTTTGGCCATTCTTGCTGATGTAGTATATCCTGATAAATCAACTACAGTACCCTCTGAATTAGTTACTGTTACATCTGAACTAAAAGAAGCTCCTTGGTCTATCCTAAGATTTGCTATCGCTGCCATTGAATTGTTTTACACCCTCTTGTATTTTACTATTATAGTAGTTTGTCAATACATCTATTTTTTCCAATTCAATTTCATGTCTGATTTTAGATGTTTGAATTTCTTGCCTTGCAACAATATAGTTTCTTAATTCAAGTGGCATTGTATCAACATCATATTCTTTACCATCAATTGTTATTACATTTTTTGGTTTTTCACTCATTATATAACCTCAGTTAAATTATAATTTTTTGTTTTCTTTTTTTATTTGTGAGATTAGTTTTGCTTTGGTCAATCTCTTATCTAATTCAATACCAATTTTTCTGCCAAGTTTTTCTAACTCAGCTTTTGTTTTTTTCTCTAAACCTTTTACATCAATCTTTTTAACTTCTTTTGTTAAAACTAAAGGTTTTGGAAAAATAAAATTTTTAATTTTTTTCCATAACTTTTTCATAATTTTTCCTCTATTAATTCTGATATTTATATCGTAATATTACGACACCTGAACCGCCAGATTGGCCGCCTTGAGCACCTGTACTACATTCACCGTGGCCGCCACCGCCACCACCTGTATTTGCTGAACCAGCAGTACCACTTCCTGGATGACCTACACCTCTTCCGCCGCCTCCTGGACCACCTGCTCCAAAACCTGCTGGACCTGGAAATGTGCCGCCGCCTCCGCCGCCTGCGTAAGTAACACTTGAACCTGTTATTGAATTTGCTGTACCATTACCACCGTTAGCGCCTGAACCTGGTGATGGACTTCCTCCGCCGCCTACACTAGAACCTGCTGTACCGGCACCACCGCCGCCACCGCCTCCCCATGGTTGAAGGGGACCTGAACCTGGAACACCTGAACCATTACCACCTGAATTACCTTGAGGTGGACTTACTGGTGGAGTATTTCCTGTTCCACCACCATATGCACAAGGACCGGCACCGCCGCCGCCACCTGAGCCGCCTGGTGAGGCATTATCAGTATCTTCGGCGGATGCACCGCCTCCACCACCTGCTGATGTGATTGTACTGAATATTGAATTTGAACCTGTAGCATTAGCAGTATCACCAGCACCTCCAGCACCTACTGTAATAGGATAAGTTTGAGCTGAGATAGCTGTACCGCCAGTATCGGGAGATGGATAGTTTGTTCTAAATCCACCAGCGCCTCCGCCGCCTCCAGCCCAATTGGATACTGGACCTTCACCGCCGCCACCGCCGGCAACAACTAGATATTCTACTGTATGACTTTGATTGCTTGCTTGTGATACCGCAAAACATCCTGAAGATGTGAAAGAATGAATTTTATAATCACCTGAAGTGGTTTCAGTTCCACCTGTTGCTGTAATATATGCAGGAGCTTCTAAATCGGCCACATTTGATTCGTTTGTATATAACCAACCTTTTGTTGCGTCTGCATAAACTAAAACAACACTTGCTCTTGTTGTATCTATTGTTGAATTGTTAGCGACACCTTGAATATTTGAACCATTACGAGCAATTGTTAAATTGTTTGTTTGAAAGGTAGCTGCATAATCTTTGATTGCTACATAATCACCTGCACTTGGAGAGGCAGGTAAAGTCATTGTAATTGCGCCTGAAGTTGTGTTTACAAAGTAACCTCGACCAGAAACCATAGTTGTATCTGTTGTTACAACTGATTGCCATTGAAATTGTAATACTGTAGCAGAACCACCTAATGCAAGTGAACTACCATTTAATGTAATAGTTGAATTTGCTAATTTTGCGTTTGCAATAGAACCGGCCAACTTTGCGTTAGTAATTGTACCGTCATTTATGTCGGCAGCTACAATTGTACCGTCTTCTAATTTAGAAGCGTCAACTGAATCGTCTGCAAGACCTGATTTTGTTACTTTTGTTAATGCCATGTTTTATCTCTTTTTACTATTTATAATGTTATTGATACTTATATCTAATAATAACAACACCTGAACCTCCACCAGTTGAATTATCGTAGTTTGGACCAGGCCCGCCATTTGATTTTCCACCGCCACCGCCACCTGTATTTACACCACCACAAGTTGCAGCCACAAAAGGACTATTTCTCATTCCACTTCCTGAAACTCCAGGAGTGCCTGTACCGCCAGGTTGATTATTATTAATTGAACCAGAACCTCCGGCACCGGCAGAGTAAGTTGTAGGAGTACCCGAAATATGCGATACTGTTCCAGCACCTCCGTTTCCTCCGCTAGAACCATTACCTGTAGCGCCTGCTCCTCCAGCGCCACCGCCTCCACCACCTGCATAGTTAGGTCCGTTTTCTCCGCCACCACCAGGATTACCTTGAGGTGGGCTAACAGGAGGGGTGTTACCAGCGTATTGAGTTATAGAATTATAAGCAGAACCACCACCAGAGCCACCTTGGCCTATTGGTGCTGTGTTATGACTTAATGTTGTACCTGCACCACCACCAGCTGATGTGATTGTACTAAAAACTGAATCATTACCTTTGTTAGGAGCGTTGTTATAACCTGATACAATAGCACCACCGCCACCAACTGTAACAGGATATGTTTGAACTGCCATGGTAATTCCTGAACTAGCAGCTAAAGGTGAAGCAGTCCATGGTGATTGACCAGAAACTTTTCCTTCTCGGTAGCCTCCGCCACCTCCGCCTCCACCAATTACGGTTCCGCCACCGCCGCCACCAGCAACGACCATATATGATACATCTGTTGAACCTCCGGCAGGTGTAATTAGTCCAGCGTTTGATACTACAAAGTTACCTGAAGAAGTAAATTTATGAATTTTGTAATCGCCTGAAGTAGTTTCTGTGCCGCCTGTAGCAGTTACATATTGAGGGTCTTCCACTAAACTTCCTACATTATGTTCGTCTATAAACAACCAACCTTTTGTAGCGTCAGCATAAACTAAAACAACTGAAGCACGATTTGTGGATAATAGTGAATTGTTGGCCGCACCTTGAATGTTATGGCCATTTCTTGCAATAGTTAAATTATTTGTAGCAAATGTTTCTGCATAATCTTTAATTGCTATTGTATCACCAATAGTTGCACTTGAAGGTAATGTCATTGTGATTGCACCACTAGTTGTGTTTACCATGTAACCACGATTTGCAACCATTGTTGTGTTTGATGTAATAACAGTTTGCCAATCTACGCCTGCTTGAGCAGTTGTAGAAGCACCTAGATTTACTGAGGTTCCATTAATAGTAAATGAAGAATTTGAAAGTTTTGCGTTGGCTATGGTAGAGTCGGCCAATTTAGCATTTGTAACAGCACCATCTTCAAACTCTTGGTTTTGAATAGTACCGTCTTCAATCTGGTCTGTACTAACAGAACCAGTTCCTAAACCGCCTTTTGGTAATTTTGTAAGTGCCATACTTGTTTTTTATCCTCTACCATATATTTATGTCCTAAATTAAATGATACCTAAATGATAAATTAATAAGAAAATCTTTATTCTCATTTTTACCAATATAATGG